CGTTCTAATTCAATGTCAAATTCTCCGACACCTTCATCACGTTTAAGTAAAATAGGGTTTAGAGATGCTCCTGATTCTACTATTATAAAAAATATGCCAATTGTTCGTGCTATTCAGATGAGTGATGAAGAAGCAGTCCGATTATGTATAGATAGAGTGAGAGTAGTAAAAAAATTAATAGAATTAGGTTGTAAAATTGATGGTTTTACTGATGAAGATAATGTTTCTACTTATACCCCCAATATACTTATTTTAGCATCAAGAGAATTTATTGAAGATCCATTCGTTAAAAAAGACGAACCAGTAAATAATAAACCTATAATTGAATTTCTAATATCAAATGAACGTTGTAAACAATTATTTGAATCATTCACTAACGATAGAGATAAAATTGCATCTATTATTAAAAGTTATAACGAAGTCATACTTCCTTATAGTTATGACTATAGCAGTTCGGATGATAAAAAAATGAAAATTATTGAAAAAAATATAGATAAATCTGATAATGAACGCGACCCCAGTTTTTATTACTTATTTAACTTGTTGAAAACGTGTGGTTATACTTTTACATGTTCTGAATTTTAGATAAACGCGTAATAAAAAGTATATAAAAAAAGATATTTTTTATATATTTAGGCACAAATGGAAAAGGTGTTTATGATTGCTATTATTGTGACAATTCTGTTTTTAGGGAGCAAGGTGGTTGAGATGAAGTACATTGACAAGGAGTGGAAACCGATGAAGTTTGTGGTGCGTGACGGAATTACCGTCTTCGCTTGTGCCGCCCTAGGATCGTTTTTGTATTTGCATTTGGACGGATCGATGATGGATTTTTTGAACGTAGTGACCAACAACAAGAACTTTGATATGCAAACGACGCAGGTATTCACCGATGAACCAGGTTTTTAAGGGAACCTACGGTTCCCTTAAGATCCCTCCCTTAAAATGTTATCATATGTTTATTTTCTAAGGGAACCTACGGTTCCCTTAAGATCCATCCCTTAAAATGTTATCATATGTTTATTTTCTAAGGGAACCTAAGACCTCTTATTTAAGGGAGAGGTCTTAGGAGAACCGTAGGTTCTCTTAATAGGGTTCGTCATTGTAGATGATCGTCGTGCGTTCGTCATCGTTGTACTTTTGTTCTTCAATCGGATCTCCAAAAGGTTCTTCGTAAGAACGATCTTCACAACAACAACGAATGCGATCACATAAAGCAAAACGCGCATTGCTTACTTGAACATACCCCCCGCAAAAAGAGCAATTGACCGCTTGTAACTGCAGATGTTCGTCGTACGAATTGTTGGGGGACCACATCCAATGTTCGCTGATCGTATCTTCTTCCTCTTGCATATTGAATCCATTGCGGCGTGACTGGGATAATTTGATTTGTTTTAGTAGTTGTCGGCGCTTGCAGGCCAAATATTTACCGTATTGCAATGCTACTTCGGCAGTTTCTTCTGTAGTAGCGAATCGTACCCATTTCGACTTGACTATCGTATTTTGTACCTGAGACTGCTTAGTGCAAAACGAAGTTGATTGGTTTGATCCCATTGTGGTGTTGATGTTAGTAGTATTGATTTGTATTTTATGGAAATAAAAATCAATTTTTAAGGGAACCAAGGTTAAGGGAACCTAGGTTCCCTTATGATCCCTCCTTTACACCTTTTCTCATTTAAAACACCGAATAAATATTTTGTTGGTGGGGTTTTTAAGGGTTTTTATTTTGAATACATAATTTTCCGGTCTGGAACCTTGGGTTCCAAATGTTATTTTTTTTTTCGGCAAATGTTATTTTGTTTTTAGTAATATTATTTATTTCTAATATATGTGAATCATAAGAAACCTCAAATTTTGGTATTGTAGATTTATCAGACATAGTAATGATATTGCATACTTTATACATTGTTTTATAATTTGTATCGTAGTAATAACTATCCATACCAAAATAGTCACATTTAAGTTTAATAAGATTGTTATCATCAACAAATTTTTGTATATTATCTTGTCTTGTTGTGTGTTTTGCGTGTTCTTCTGTTATTTCTTCATCAGTTTTTGGTAACGGTATAAACTTGGTGTATTCCATATAATGTTTTTCATATTTTTTCTCTAATTAATTTTATTGAAATATACTAATAATAATTATCGGTCAGAGACCCCTACGGGGTCTCAACCTTGAACGGCTTTGCCGTTCTTAGGCGTTTGAAATGAGAAAAGGGAGAGGTCTTAGGAGAACCGTAGGTTCTCTTAATCCCTTAAACGGTTCAAGAATCCCACAGAATTGTCTCTAAATTCCACGAAAATGTTCGTGATTTCCGCTGGAGAATATTTTCTATCAGGAATCTTGGCCAAGAAGAGGGGATTCGCGGTACACCCGTAATAATGCTGGAACATTTGTCCAATCGTCTCCTGAGACACATTGTCCAATTTCATCGTAATGTCGATCCGACCCGGTCGCACAAGGGCCGGATCCAGTTTGTCGTAATGGTTGCTGCTAATCCCTAAAATACGCCCCGGGGTTTCCTTCAGACCATCCCATAGATTCAAAATGTCGTCCAGTGTGATCGCGTCTTCATCCGTATCGTTCATTGTACTATTTTTGTCAATGATCGTCAACAGCTTGCTCAGGGAAGACTTGGGCGACGAGGGTGGCGAGGGTTCGTTAGGGACCGCAAAGAAGGTTCCATCCGGCGAACATTCGTAGGTATTTTTGACGGAACCCGTTTTCTCTTTTTCCATAGCACGTTTAAATGCCTTGATTTGATTACGTTCTTTCGATTCTCGGTCAAGGACCACGTCCCCCATACAATCAATGTCTTCGATCACGATGATTTTCTTGTCGAACCCGATCGACCCCTTCGCGTTCGTTTCGTTGTACTGATTCTCAAAGAAGAAATCTTCCAATTGTTGCCGTTTCTTTATCAATTTTAATGAGAGTACGACCAGATGTCGTCCTGTCATATTGGCCAAGCACTTGAAAAACGAGGTTTTCCCTGTACCTGGTGGACCGTGCAGTCCAATTCCTAACGTATAAGGTATCCCGTTAGCATAATACCAGTCCCGATTTTCCAGGAAAAACCGGATCTTGTCGAGGGCACCGTCCTTCCCTTCGAAAAACATATTGTCAAAGGTACGCGAACTTTCAAACAAGTCCTCTCTCCAACATTCGAGCCGGGATTTCGAGAACGAATTGCTGCACAACGAATAGATAAACTGTTTCTTGTTTCGCTCCTTTTCGATCTTGTCCAAATACTCCTGTTTGATTCGACATACGCATTGGTGGATACCGTGTATGGATGTTTTGTGCGAATAAAGTGTTACGATGATGGTTTCCGTCGTAATAGACGCCTCCGAACCGCCCTTTTTTTCCGAATTGTCTTCGCGATAGGAATCGACAAGGGCGTAGATCTGGAGATGGTGGTCAAAGAGGAATCGCCCACGTTGGCAGATGATGAATATCTCTTTCCCCTTGGATTCGGTATATTGTTTGGTCATCGTACACTCTTTGACTTCATAAACGGTAAGGTTGTTCGATATATCACCCATCATCTTTTCGAAAATGGCCTTGAATGAATCGGTAAAGTTCCCGGTAATGGTGGAATGGATGTCGAAACGGTTAATGATGTAACTGTACTTGCCTTCGAACCGGATCGAATATCTTTTGTAGAAGAAAGATACGATATTGTCCCATACATTGTAAAACTGGAAATTGAACAAATATAAATTGTTTAGAATGTAACTGACTGCGCCGAGTAGTAACGCGGATACGATCCCGTCGACGACCGGGTTCCCAGTTCGCAGGTAGGAGAAAAGGGAGAATCGGACGGTATCGTGAAACATATTTTGCATTATTTGATGGATCGGGTTGTAGAATAAAGCGGTTTTATGTTTATGCCTTTTGTATTTATTACTTTTAACTAGTCTAGATAGGTATAACTTTTGGTGCCGGAGGATAGGCAGTTGCACTTGGTGCTGGTGCTGGTGCTGGTGCGGGTGCTGGTGCAGGTACAGGTGGGATTGTTTTATCTACCATATTTTTAGCGGCATTTTTCATCCCAGGCAAGTTTTGTTGAATTAGAGGGACGACTTGATCCGATTTTTCAATTACTGCTTTAAATAGACTGTTTAATTCAATGCAATTTCCGGATACATCTAATTGGGTTGTTGTACATCCTTCAATGACATTATTGATAGAATTATAATAAAACACAACTCCTACAATTATTATTACTAAAACAACAATTACGAACCAATATCGTAAAAATTTTGTGGGGATTTTTTTAGCCATTGTATATATTTTATATCTTATTAAAATCTATACAGAATGGAGGATATTCCTCCGCTACGCTTTGGAATATCTGATCGTTCCTCTTCTGCGCTACGGAACTCTCTTGAACAATCACAAAAAGAAAAACCGGAAAATGTAAATAGGCCTGGAAAGCGATGGAACGAAGAGTTCATTGAGGTTCTCGAACAGCTGACCAAACTGTTGGCGAGCCAGGGAGAAGTATTCAAATCGCGTGCCTACAAAAAGGCCGAGGAGACCATTCGCGGCATTGAAACTGACATTGTCGAAGTGGGCCAATTGAAAGGGAAACCGGGAATCGGGACCACCATCTTGGAAAAATTGCAGGAGTATGTCAATACGGGGACGTTGCAGCTCTTAGAACGTGAGAAGGGGAAACCGGAATATTTGTTTTCCGAGATTCATGGTGTGGGTCCGAAAAAGGCCAAGGATTTGGTGGCAAAGGGTGTCAAAAACATCGCGGAGCTGCGTGAGCGCCAGGACGAATTGTTGAATGATGTACAGAAAAAGGGGCTCAAGTACTTTGAAGACATTCAGGAGAAAATTCCGCGGGCAGAAATCGACGAATATAAGGCGATTTTTGAAGGGGCGTTTGAGAAAGCTACCAAGGGCTCGGATGCCCAACTAGAGATTGTGGGAAGTTACCGGCGCGGAGCCAAGTTTTCGGGGGACATTGATGTCATTGTTACGGCATCGGATCCGAAAATGTTCTCCGAATTCGTAGAAGAGTTGCAAAAAACCGATATCATTGTGGAAACGTTGTCGTACGGAAAGACCAAATGTTTAGTGATTACCAAATTACCAGGGCACAAATTTGCTAGACGTGTTGATTTTATGTATACGTCGCCCGAAGAATATCCATTCGCAGTCCTGTATTTTACAGGGAGCAAAACATTTAATACCGTAATGCGAGGAAATGCGCTCAAACAGGGGTTCTCTCTCAATGAACACGGAATCTATAAGAAACAGCCAGGAAAAGAAAAGGAAGAAAAAATAGACCGTATATTTAAGGACGAACGTGATATTTTTGATTTTTTACATATGCCCTATCGAGAACCTGAGCAACGGCAGGGAACCGTAGGTTCCCCTGCGACCCCTCCCTTACCTATGTTACCTCTGAATGAAAAAAAGAAAGAAGAAGTGGAGGGACCTGTTACAATGAAAGAGCAAAAAACTAAGAAAATAAGAGAACCCAAAGTACCGAAGGTACCAAAAGAGCCAAAAACCAGAAAAATTAGAGAGCCCAAGGTACCTAAGGTACCAAAGGAACCCAAACCTCCAAAAGAACCGAAGGTGCCAAAAGAACCCAAAACTAGAAAAATTAGAGAACCCAAGGTACCAAAAGAACCCAAACCTCCTAAGGAGCCAAAAGAACCCAAAACTAGAAAAATTAGAGAACCCAAGGTACCAAAGGAACCCAAACCTCCCAAAGAACCCAAACCTCCTAAGGTACCAAAAGAACCAAAAACCAAAAAAATGAGAGAACCTAAGGAAGCGAAGGATGGAACTATCAAAAAACGCGGGAGACCTAAGAAAACAAAAGAACCTGCTGTCGAATTAATACAACCGGTGTTCCCAGATAAGATATCAAGTTCTCCTAAGAAGGAGAAAACCCCCGAACGTGATATTATTCCTGTAATTCCTATGGAATCTTTTAAAGAAGAAAGAGAACCTGTTAGAATGACCATCAAAAAAAGGAAGGATCTTAAGGGAAGGAACCTTGGTTCCCTTAGAAAGGAAGGAAGGGGTCGCAGGGGAAACCATTGGTTTCCCTGCAAAGGAATTAAAAACAAAACACGATATAACTGTAAAGAAGATGTCTGCAAAGAAGAACATTACTCTTTTTAAAAAGGATGGAATCAAGGTTCTCGAGAACCTTGGTGAATCTGACATTGTAAAGATGGTGGTAGCTGCCAATGATGCCTATTATAACAAAGACCCCCTGCTCACTGACAACGAATTTGACATTGTCAAGGAATACGCCGAAAAGAAATACCCGGATAACGAGGCCATCAAACAGGTAGGAGCACCGATTACCAAAAACAAGGTGACTCTACCATATAATATGCCGTCAATGGACAAGATCAAGCCCGATACCAACGCACTCAGCAACTGGATGCAAAAATACAAAGGACCTTATGTATTGTCGTGCAAATTGGACGGAGTGAGTGGTCTATATACGATAGAGGGGGGAGAACCTAAACTCTATACCCGAGGTGATGGAAAAGTAGGACAAGATGTGACACATTTATTACGAGTATTAAAGCTTCCTGAGAAGAAAGAAGGAGAGAAAGGTTTCGCGGTGCGCGGTGAATTCATCATCCCCAAAAAAATCTTCGAAGAAAAATACAAGGCCCAATTCGCGAATCCGCGCAACCTCGTGTCCGGCATCGTCAATAGCAAGACCCTCGACGACAAGACCAAGGACCTCCATTTTGTCACGTACGAAGTCGTCAATCCCCCGATGAAGGTCGGAGACCAGATGGATACCCTAGAGAAATTGGGTTTTGAAGTTGTGAAGAATGAGCGTAGAACTACGCTCTCCAACGAAGAATTGTCCAAAACTTTGTTGGATTGGCGCGCTAACTACGAATACGAGATTGACGGGGTCATTGTGGCGGACGACAATATCCACCACCGGAAAGACGGCAACCCCGACCACGCTTTCGCATTCAAGATGGTGATCTCGGACCAGATGGCCGAGGCCAAAGTGGTCGATGTGCTCTGGGAAGCCAGCAAAAGCGGGTATTTGAAACCGCGTGTCCAGATTGAGCCGATCAAGTTGGGGGGTGTGACCATCCAGTATGCGACAGGATTCAACGGCGATTTCATCGAGAAAAACAAGATTGGTATTGGAGCGGTCATTCAGATCATACGCAGTGGGGACGTGATTCCGCACATCAAATCGGTCACGACACCGGCAGAAGCAGCCAAGATGCCAGACCAGGCCTATACGTGGACCAAGAATCACGTCGACATTGTTTTGGAAGATGTGGAGGGCGATGTTACGGTCAAACGTAAGAACATTACCGAGTTTTTCACGAAGTTGGAGGTGGATGGACTTTCGGGGAAAACCGTGGAGAAAATAATGGACGCCGGATTTGATACGGTGCCGAAGATCCTGAAGATGACCAAGGCCGATTTTGCCAAAGTCAAAGGGTTCAAAGATACCTTGGTCAACAAGATTCACGATGGTATCCAGGCCCAGGTGGCCAAGGCCAGTCTCTTAGATATTATGGCGGCGTCGAACCTGTTTGGTCGCGGCATCGGGGAGCGCAAGATCCGCCCGATCCTTGAGGCGTATCCGACGATCTTGACCGACCCGGGCTCGCAAGAAGAGAAATACCAGAAATTGATCCAGATCAAGGGGATCGGCCAAGAAAACGCGAAGAGTTTTACGGAAAATATCGATCGATTCTTGAAATGGTTGGGAGAGTGTGATTTAGAGGGGAAATTGACAGAACAACCGATCAAAGAGGTGAAAGCGGTGGGCGATCCATCGCATCCGCTTTACCAGAAGCATATTGTTATGAGCGGAGTACGCGATGCGACCATTAAGGAGAAGATGGAGAGTGCGGGTGGAATCATCGATGACAGCATTGGCAAGAGTACGTTTGTACTGATTGTGAAGTCCAAAGGGGACAAGGAGTCGAGCAAGACCAAATATGCGAAAGAACACGACATAGAGATAATGGAGCCGGCCGAATTTCTAGCGAAATATTTTGCTTAGGATAGTATATAATATTATGCCATTCGTGATAAGTAATACCACAGGGACATTTAAATATGCATCACAAACGAATTTTGACAAATACAATGGGGTTATATCATATCCTTACGCTGTTGCAAACCTTATTGCTAATACAGGAGCCACACAAATTAGTGTAGGTCCATCATTAACTGCATTCGTTTATAATAGTAGCGGAACATTCACTGTAACATCAGGGGGGCCAGCGAGTGTTTTAATAGTTGGAGGTGGTGGTGGAGGCGGATATAATTACGGTGGAGGAGGTGGTGCAGGAGGATTGGTATATTTTGATACAACTGTCAAACCAATGACATTAGCTGCAGGTAAATACGGAGTCAGTGTAGGTGCAGGTGGTCTAGGTCCGACAACTTCGGTTCCGAATGGAGGAACTGGGGGTGATTCTTCTTTTAATGGGTTTATTGCCAAAGGTGGAGGTGGCGGAGCTTATGACTATAATAATGGTCAATACGTAATAGGTGCAAATGGTGGTTGCGGTGGTGGTGGTGGTGGAGTTGGAGCAACGTCTATATCAATACAACCATCATATTCAAACGCATATTATGTTGGTGGATACGGAGGCGGAAGTGGTTATACAGGTTATCCGTCTGGTGGTGGTGGTGGTGCTGGATCAGTAGGCGCTAATGCTACAGGTAATGGGTATGGTGGAGCTGGTGGTATAGGTTATCAATGCAATATTACAGGGACTCAAACATATTATGCAGGGGGTGGGGGTGGGGCACAATGGGCTGGCACTGGCGGAAACGGAGGATTAGGTGGAGGAGGAAATGGTGCTTGGAATAATAGTGCAGGCACTTCAGGAATAGCGAATACCGGGGGTGGTGGTGGTGGCGGAACTTCGAATAATGGTGGTAGTGGAGTAGTTATTATTTTATGTTCATCTATAAGTGTACCTGTTTGGGCAGACCTTATTTTACCTAATCCGATCCTGTATTTCCCTTTCAGTAAAGATTTGTTAAATTATGCGAGTGGCGCCGGATTACCCTTCTGGTATGATAGTTCGGGGTCAATCGGAACTGGATCTATGGCGATTTCCAATGCTTTAACGATCAATGGGAGTGCGGGTAGTCTTTATAAATCGACCGGATCTCATTGTTTGTGCGCAACCAGTAATTTTCCTAACAATACGTATACACTACCAGCAAATCAAAACGGATATTCTGTTTCCTTTTGGGTAAACAATCCAGGAACATCACAAAACGTGTTCATTTCAATGCTTCCTGTTCCGAATTCCGTTGCTTGGCCATCTTCGTATGTAAATGAAACGGTTGGTATAACCATATTGACTTGGGGAAACACAGGATCAAATGTTGGTTGTTTTGGAGCGACATTTAACACCGGATACAGTTTCACAAATAACGTATGGCATCATATTGTTTTAACGTTTGATAAATCTGGATCGGCAAAATTGTATATGAATCCTGCATCTACTGCATCATCTAGTATAACCGGACCGTTCCTAACGAGTACCGGAACCTATGTGTCTAATAGCGGAATCAATGATATACGAATGGGGGCTACTGGTGGCGCAGCAGGTGTGACTACTACTCCGTCATATGGCGTAGTCAATAATAGTTATGCACAAGGTGCATTTTATATGAGTGATTTTTACTATTTTGATGCCGTATTAACGGTTGCCCAAATCCAATATCTTCATAGCACTCAAGTTTATCATTAAATTTTGATGATATAAATTTATTTTTATAAAATGACATATGTTTTATGCATATATGTCATTCGACAAACCAATACCCGCGCCATTCGTGTATAATAGTGATACTTGCTGCAGAACTCAATTTAACATTGTAAGCACGGAAATCGCAGAAATTAATAGAATCGTACGTACTTGTAGATAATGTAAGTAATTATACGTAAGAATGTACTATTTATCAAATAAACCAATAAAGAGTTAACTTAATATTACTATATTACTATTTTGTTGCATTATAAATAGTAGCAATTTGGGTAGGTGTCAATACACTTCCATATACACGGAAGTCATAAATATTTCCGTTAAAATTAGTTTCACTTAGTCCTAAACTTGAATTAGCTCCACCCCAGTATCCAGTTGTTGTACTAAATTGGCTTCCATTAAAATACATTATACCACTTCCAGCAGAACCAGTACCACCTCCAGTAGTATTACATAAGTTAGTAAATGCTACGTGATACCAAGTTCCAGTAGCGGAAGTAGCCTGTACCTGATTGTTCGCGGCATTATTTAAAGCAAAATATAAAGGCGAGAAGTTCCATAGATAGACTGAGCCATTACTGCTATTTTGAAATGCATTGTTTGCGTCATTAGTTCCGTAAGATGGCGACATTTGAAAAGGCATAATATTACCAGTAGAATTATATCTTATCCAAGCACAAAGAGTGTATCCTTGTCCAGATGTACTTGGTAATGTAAATAACGGTGTACTGACTACATTTTTAGAAGAATTAGAAGAAAAGGAAACACTATATGAACCACTGGTTGTATATATAGAACTAGATAGTGAGGCAGTACCGTTTGCTGTCCAGATAGATCCATTTCCAACACTCCCAGAAGCTGCATTAATAAATGATGATCCACTAATTGTTGTATTATCACATTTATACCATATTAAATCGGGAGTGGGTATAGCATTCATAGTCGTAAGTGCATTCGCGTTCGCATTCGATTTTCCACCTAAAACCTCTGCAATTATCGTAACAATGGTATTGATCGAATCAGTAGAAGATAACGTGATCGTGGTCGGATTGGTACCCGATGTCGATTGGATCGTACCCGTGGAAAGCGAATACGTATATTTAACTTTATTACCTACCCCTCCGGTCCAAGTGACGACGATTTGTCCCGCCACGGCCGACGTCGCAACAATGTTGGTAATAGGAGTCGTATATAAATTCGAATGAGCGGCAGTAACAGCCTTTAATTGATTATTGGTCGAATTACTTGCGAAAACGTAAGGCATATATATAGATTGTTAGAATATTCTCTTCTAAATTACAACAAAATCTTTTGGTCATTGGAAAAACCAGGTAAAATGTAGGTTTAGTATATATGCCATTCATTTTTGGTAGCAAAGGTACCCAAAACCAATGGGGATTTCAAACGAACGTTGACAAATACAATACACCAGTAATAGTGAATCCAACTGCTTCCTATTATGCACAATCGAATTGTGTAGGAGCATTTAATCCGTCTAGTTATAATGCTATCACCGGAACGTGGACAAATTTGGCACCTGCAAACGCAACTATGGCTTCTTCCTATACATTTACTACAAGTACCGCAAATACGAACTTTCCAACCGTCGTTACCGATTCAGCCAATGTATTAAATAACACACTTCCTATTACCGCAGTTAAGGGGTTAGCAGCCGGAAAATCCAGTATCACCTTTTACACATTTACTATTGCTTTTAATTGGGCAATTATTTGCGTAACTAGATATGTGAATACTGCATCTAATAATAATATAATTATAGGAAACAATGGGTTTTTAGGACATTTCACTGCTTCATACTTCGGAGTGTTTGCTCCAGGAGGAACGTGGGTATCACCCCAATCATCTTATTCGGGAGGAGGCGCAAAAAATTCGGTGAATATGTGGCTGATAAATATTGCTTACATAGATACAACAACTGGTTATTGGGTATACAGAGTAAATGGAGTAAAGAGGAGTAGCAGCGCTGGAGGTACTTCTACAGTTACTGCACCTTATGGAAATAGTAATGAAATGATTGGTCTAAATTTGAATCAATCTGCCAATACCGATTATGAAATTGCGGAATTAATGGTATTCAATACAGGGTTAAGTAACGCGCAAGCGACCGAAATGGAAACCGCATTATTAACGAAATATGGTATAGCTGTGAATGGATAATTATAATTTTCGAAGGTGATCTATTGAAGATGCAATCGGATAAAAATGTTCGAGGGTATATATAGAGGTTTCTGTAATGCCATCCTCCTTTTTATTTAGAATAAATAATGGGCAAATGCAATACGGAAATTCGAATTTCATTTTTCCTCCTTCACTGAGTCCTGTAACAATTAGTAGCGTGGCGAATTTTCCGTCAGGTGCCGATGTTACTGGAACATCCGTGACAAACGGTATAACCTACAATGTCTATGCTTTCCGAACTACTGGCGTGTCGTATACGGTGAATTATTCGTGCAAGAGTGCTACCCAGATCTATGTGCTAGCAGTAGGTGGTGGTGGAGGGTCAGGAACTTATTACTCGGGAGGAGGTGGTGGTGGAGGAGTGATAATGACACCGGTATCTGTGCCGAGCGGATCTGGATCAATCAATATATCGGTTGGCGCAGGTGGATCTTATGGAGCAGCGACTTCGTCCTCTCTAGGAACACCAGGATCGAATACGACAATATCATTTGTTGGAAATGTAACAACTCCGTCAATAGTTACTGCAGGTGGAGGTGCACCAGGATTTCCATATCAATCTGGCTCCCAAACTGTTCCATTAGGGAATGGCGGAAGTGGAGGGGGGGCAGGTTACCAACAAACTCAAATAAGTGCCAATAGTTTAAATAATACGGATTATACTTTTGCCAATGTTGGTGGTGCTTGGGGTGCATCAACCGGTGGTGGTGGTGGTGCTGGAACGGTTGGTACGACTGGGATTGGTATTAATAATGCTGGTACTGGCGGAAACGGAATTCAATGCTTTTTACCAGGAATAAGTACATTTACTCCGTCCGGAACACCGTACGGAACCTATTATTGGGGTGGTGGTGGTGGTGGTGGTTGTTCTATTGGCGGTGGCGGTGGTGGAGGCCTAGGTGGAACAGGTTATGGTAGTAACGGCGGTAGTGGTGGTGTCGGTGGTATAAGTGTTGGAGGATCTGGAAGTGCGTCGACGGGAGTAGGAGCAATTACTGGTGGATCGGGTGGTGCCAATACTGGTGGCGGTGCTGGTGGTGCAAATTATCAACAAACATCGAGTGTTGGTGGTTCAGGTGGTTCCGGTATTGTCGTGATCGCTTTCCCCAGTTCTGCCACTATCACTAGTAACATCGCTGCGGTTCTCCCCGCTTCGATCTATAGTAGCAGTCTCTACAACGCAGTCCTCAACAATGCCTCCCTAAGTCAGGCTGCTTACAGTTCGATCAAAGGGGCTTACGGATGTCGCCTTCTCAATTACAATTATTTTGGCCCCACGTTCACCTTGCGACATAGCTTGGATACGACGGGTGCATATACCCAGAATTTCTACTCGGACATTTGTGGCAATTTAGGTACCGGTTATTTGGGTACCGGTCAATCAATATCGGCTTGGTTAACTGCCAATGGCGCAAATACTACGTATGCATTTGTTAGTAAATGGTACAATCAAGGTATGGATGCATCGTTCAACTGTGCAACTCAATCTACGTTGGCATCGCAACCAGTCTATGAAGTAGCAAACGGTGTCATCAATTTTAATTATATAGGAGCTACCACGATCGGAACAGCTCCAACCACCAATTATTTCAACTTACCGACAAATACGTTTCCTTCTACGAGTCCTACCACTGCCATCGTAAGACGTGGTGGAATGAGTACGAATTCACCGTTTTATTTTGTAGGTCTATCCAATGCCACTTACTTCTCTATGTATTATATTGGAGGTGGCGGAATAACCACTTATAGTGTGAATGGTTCTGCATCAACATCACATTCTACAGCAGCAACGGCATCTGGGGATGTGATTACCGTAAATGAAAATCGCACAGGAGGTACAGGATTTGGATCTTTTACAACATATATCAACGGCACTTCCGCAGCCACAACAAATCATAGTTCATATCCAAACATTCAAGGGACAGGTTATGCAAATTATATTGGGTTGAACACATTTGGTACGCAATATACGACAGGCCAGATGTACAATTTCTACTTATTTACTTCATCCTTGGCAACAGGTGCCGGTTCGGACCAATCCATTATTGAAGCAACACCATATAAGTACTCCGCTCTACCCTCAATGACCCTATCAACTTCGTCCATAACATCGACCACGTTTGTTCCGACTTGGACCGCAGTATCAAACGCAACCACTTATGTTATGTATGTGAATAGTAGTGCCTATGGACCTGTAACTTCTGGACAAACGATTACCCCGGGATCAAATGGTCCTTGGAACATCAATGTCTACGCCTACAATGCGACCAACAACCTATTGGCGTCTGGATACACATCTACACCTGTGCCTTATAGTACGACCACTCTCAGTGGAAAAACCGCAACAATTGCCTATTCTTTCCGACCTCAATATGTAACTAGCAATGTCGTATCCAATGCAGCAACCCCTGGAACCGATAATTTATATTTATACAACACGGCAGCGTGCACGACGATTGGAAATTATTACGTATTAGATTTGAGTAATGGTGCTAATGTTACTTACGCGTCCAAAACATCTTCGACTTATACTGGTAATAAGGCTATGATAAATAGTCCATCGACTTCCGTACATTCGGCTATAACCTCATTTACAGGTAGCAGTGTTTTTACTATTACTACATGGGTATATATCACTGCGTTTTTTGATTGGACAGTAACAACCAATAATTATTCTATTGTTGTTGCTACAAATCCAGGCTATAAATTTATTCAAGGAATATATAGTATATCATCTGCAACTGCTTCTAGTGGGGGGTGGTTTAATCAAAATACAGCGACATCTTCAACTAGTACTACTTTACCAGCGTTCAATACTTGGCAGTTTCTAACAGTTACTCAGGACGGAACCAACTACAGATCAACATTTACTCCATTAGGAGGCACTTTCCTATCTCTTGTAAAATCAACGGCATATCAAGCTTGGACAGGCAGTATGTGTTTAGGTCTCGGATGCGCAAATGAATCAGGTTTTCCTTTTATGAAACAATACTATGCGGATTGGCGTATGTATAATAGTGTACTTACTGATGCTGATCTAGCCGGTATATTTGCAGCAGGACCACAGTAATTGAATATTTATTTGTAGTAGGTCGATGGATGATTTCTCGGTAAGGTATTGACACCTAGTAATATTTGGTCGATTTATTCTTTCTCCAACATATATTGTTGGTCTTAATGATCAATAAAAAATATAATGACATCTATTAGTATATAGACATAAATAATATAGTACTTATGTCTGCAAATTTGGGAAATGTCGTCGTAATAAACACGGTCGGTGGAAAATTTCATATGAAGACCGCTAGTTGGTCCAGTATTCTTACTACTGCACCTCCCACAGCACCTACATTGACAGGGACATATTCGGCTACTCCTATTTCCGGATACGCTAGTGCATATACGTTTACTGGAAATGGATCCATTACCTTACCTACCAGTAAAACCGTCCAAATACTTCTTGTCGGGGGCGGTGGGGGTGGAGGTGGTCATTCGTCACAAGCAGATGGAGATGGTGGGGGCGGTGGTGGTGGAGTCGGTTATGGTACGCTAACACTGACGAGTTCGACCACCTACAACATTACCGTAGGTGCAGGTGGAACGGGTAGTAGCGGGACTGCTGGAACTCAGGGAGGTGATACGAGCTTTGTCGGCGGTTCTATTTCCGAAACTGCCTACGGTGGAGGGTTTGGTGGTAGTATTTATGGTACAGGTGCGAGTAATGGCGGTTGCGGAGGCGGTGGTGTAATTACTGCAAATTCTGGTATAGCAGGCACTGCTACCAAAGGTACAGGTACACTTACTTATTTAGGAAACGATGGACAAGGCAACGGAACGTGGACTGGAGGAAGGAGTGAAGGTGGTGGTGGTGGTGGCGCAGGTGCCGCAGCCACAAATAACTTAGGAGGAAATGGATATACGTGGTCGGTTACGGGTCTTACGTATGCAGGTGGTGGAGCGGGGGGTCCGAGTGGCGGGTCCTCGACCCAAACGTCGCCTATTCTTGGTGGGAGTGGTGGTGGTGGAAACAGTTGTCGAAGCGGTTGCACTACGGCATTTTGCAGTGCAACTTATTACGGTGGAGGGGGCGGAGGTACGTGCACAAGTGTTATTCCTGGTGGTTCAGGATACAAAGGCGTAATAATTATTGCATATAATTAGATTTTATTTATCATAAAATGGTAGTATATAGATGCCATCTTTTTTATTTAGGATAAATAATGGGCAATCCCAATTGGCAACAGATACTCTTCTTTTGCCTCCAACAACCATTTCATTGCAATCGTTTACCACTTATAATAATTCATTTACTGATTTGAGTGTTTGTGCAATACCGTCTACGTTTACTCCTGGGTTGCAAGGGAGTGTGGCAGTTAATACTGCTCAAACTAAAATGTTAGTATCAATATCTGGTCAAGGTGTATATTACTCTACTTATACAGCAGGTGCGTGGGCTTCATTTACAACTTTATTTACTTCTGCTACTACAAAAAATGCGGCATTACTATCATCGGATGGTACAAAAGGGGCGGTTTTTGTCACTAACATTGCATATTACGTCAATTGGTCTGGGACAATACCTACATATACATCATTTGATACAACGACAAGAGCATATACGTGGTGCGGTAGCATAACACCTAACGGATCTACTATAGTTATGAATACTGATATGAATTCTGGTGTATTATTGTCTACTTGGAACGGTACTACATACACTACGTTCAGTAGTATAGGTTTTAATGCTCAACACGTAGCTTGTAATATATCACCAGATTTAAAATGGATTACATATGGTGGGGTATGGGGTCAACAAGCATTAAAGTATGGAACCGGTGCATTGACATCATCGTCTTCGTGGACATCCCAAGCTATAAGTATGATATGTGATGATCGCCAAGTCGGATTTATAGGTGGAGGTACTTCGGGCCCTGCATCGTATATTTTTACGACAGTTGCAAGTCAACAAGGTGGTGGCCTTCTTAGAGGAACATATATAACCCCTTGGAATAACACTACAGGTACTTGTGGAACCAGTATTTCCCTTAATAATACGTATGCTCTTGAAACCACATATTCATTATGTCCAGGAGGTAGTAAAGGAAATGTTATTTATTATATACGCGACACAGGTACAACTAGTACTTGTTGTATTGCGGCCATTACATTAAATGTCACATAAAAGAAATGAAAATATATCATAAAAGAGTATAATGGTATATTTTGTATTTAAAACGGAAAATGGGAAATCGCTCATTGCGTCCAATTTAACTCTCTTTGGACCTGGCAAGACCCCCGGTATTACGATAAACAGCATCACCAACTTTTTATCGACCGATGCCAGCGGCGCCGCGACCACTAACGGCGTAACCTACAATGTTTACGCTTTCAAAACTACAGGGACATCGTATACAGTGAATTATTCTTGCGCAGGCGATACCATAATTTATGTATTAGCGGTTGGTGGTGGCGGCGGGGGTGGGGCATACGGATGTGGTGGTGGCGGTGCAGGGGGGGTTGTTATGACGCCGGCTTATATCTCGGGTTCAGGAACTATTACTATCTCAGTTGGTTCCGGTGGTTCAGGCGCAAGTGGTAGTCCTGGAGCAGGGACAGTCGGTGGTAGTACAACTGTTACAATGAATTCAACAACTATAATTGCTGGCGGTGGAGGAGCTAGTGGTACCAATACGTTACAAAATGGAAGTGTAAATGGCGGAAGTGGTGCTGGAGGATTGGGTGGTGCCAATTATAACTATGCTGCAGGAAATGCAGTAAATACCAACAATAACTACGCAAATAAGGGGGGTGCTCCTTGGCCTACTACCGGAGGTGATTCGGCCGGGGGTGGTGGTGGTGGTGCGGGAACGGTCGGACTCCCGGGTTCTGTATCCTTGGGAGGTGTCGGTGGAAATGGCATTCAGTGTTTTTTGCCAGGAATCGCGCAATTTACCCCCTCAGGGACCGCTTATGGTACCTATTATTGGGGTGGAGGGGGTGGTGGATCCGGAGGAAATGGTAGCGCTGGCGGGATAGGCGGCGGTGGGGGCGGAAGCGGAAGTGGCGCGGGTGGCGCAGGTATAACCAATGGTTCGCCAGGAAGTACGAACGCTGGTAATGGCGGTGCAAATACTGGCGGTGGTGGTGGCGGCGCATTTACCAGCACTGGTGGGAATGGTGGGTCAGGTATTGTCGTCATTGCATTTCCTAGTTCCAGCACGTTAATTAGTAGCCAAGCCGCGGTTCTCCCTGCTTCGATCTTTAGTAGCAATCTATACAATGCGACGTTGAATAATGCGGTTCTTAGTAAAGCTGCTTACACTTCGATCAAAGGGGCTTACGGGTGCAGTTTGTTAAATTACAATTATTTCGGACCGATAATGACCCTACGTCATAGCCTGGATACGGTCGGCGCATATACCCAGAATTTCTATTCGGACATCTGTGGAAATTTGGGAACCGGATATTTGGGTACTGGGCAACCGGTATCAACGTGGTTAGCAAATGCCGGGGCGAATACTACGTATGCATATGTGACAAAATGGTATGGACAAGGTATGGATACCTCATTCAATGCAGCGACCCAGTATACTTTAGCGTCGCAGCCAGTATACGATGTATCATATGGTCTTATCAATTTCGGATATACTACAAGTGCAAATGCACCGAGTAGTTGGACATCTAATGCGGGAAATGCCTATTTCGATTTGCCGAATGGGGCTTATCCGATCGGTGATAGTTCGTTCTGTTATTCGTTTTCTTACAAGTATGTTGCTACGCCAACGAATATTCCCTATGGTGCAGGGGTAGCGTCTGCTACACCATTTGCAGGAGGTCTTACAACACCTGCCAGTGGTTCAAATGCGTCAAATATAACACCTTGGATGCAAGGTTCTCAATACTATTATAGCTTTTGGAATTATGATTATGCAACCGGCCCCGCGCCTTTGTTCAATAGTTCTACGATTACTACAGCTACTATAAAATATGTTAGCAACAATGGAAACGGTACGAGGTACGCTTATGTAAATAAAGCACCCGCTACTACTCCAAGTAGTGGAATGACGGCAGTTCGCACACAATCTCCTTTAAACAATGGTATTGGATCGTGGCCTCTAACATCTACTGATTCATCCCGTGTAAATAATTATTTCAATGGACAAATGATCAACTTTTTCGTTTTCAGTAGTGCACTTACTGCAGGATCTGACCAATCTATCATTGAATCTAGTCCAACCGTTTTCTCACCTCTGCCCCCGATGAGTCTAACCATAACATCATTAACTACTACAACGTTCGCTTTAACGTGGACCGCAGTGACAAACGCGACCACTTATGTAATGTATGTGAATAGCACTCCATACGGAATCGTGAGTTCCGGGCAAACCATTACTCCTCTTTCAAATAGTCCTTGGATCATCAATGTTTACGCCTACAATGCGACCAACAATTTGTTGGCCTCTGGATACACAAACACATCGTTCCCTACGACCAATTTGCTTTTCGATTTCTATGCTGGTTCGGGAACTAGCACAACTACCAACGGATCTAGCATTACTAGTTGGACCGATTCTCGTATGGGAGTAGTTGCATCGAATACCGGCACTGCTACGTTCAACACAACGATTCAGAATGGATTGCCAATGATTTCCGGCGGAATCTTGAAAACGCCGTCAATTGGTACGGGCAATGTTCCCAATTGGACTCATTTCGTGGTATTCAAGACTGGATCCACGGTGTCTTCTTCTGGAACTCAGGGAATTTTCGAAAACCCTGCAACGAATGGTATTCAGATAGGATTCAGCGGAAATATCGATACTTCGAAATACTCGTCCTGTTATAATTTTACGGCTTGGGCAGCGATAAACTCGAATGCCACATATGCAGTCAATACGGTGTATTTAGCAGTGACCAGTTTTTCATTGAGTGGTACCACAGCTACTTATATTTATCGTACAAATGGAATAGATACCACGACCGGAGGTAGCGGGAACAATGGTGCGACAACCACCACTTCAAACAATTATGTATCTGGACAATATATTGTGACATTGGGATCGTTTGGTGGATCTACTCCGGCAGCCAATAGTGGTTACATTGGTGAACAGATTTTATTTAATACCAAATTGCCCCTAGCAACTATTAGTCAAATCGAACAATATTTGGCATACAAATGGAATATTGCTATTGGTTCGACACCGGCTGTCCCGACATCTTCGTCGTTTACTAATTAACCTATACACCCTTGAACATTATAAACCGGACACCCACGCTTCGCAGAGGGCGTCCCAAGGACAACGTTACCGATAAATCAATTGAATCAGATGGCCATCGAAGATGCCCGTCCGGATTCAAATGTTCATCGGTGTAATGCAATAATAATATTATATCAATATATAATGCCATTGACGTACAGAAGTTTAGGTAATAGATACCAAATATCGTCGTATAGCAATTTGATTCCTACACCAATTACGAATGTTGCAGCAACCTCGACAGTGGCAGGACAGATTGTTGTCACTTGGTCGGGAGGCGCCGGTTACAAACCAATATATACGTATTCGGTCTACAACAATACGGGTTCGGCGATCGTGAGTCCGTCCGCTTATACCATTTCGGGTACAAATCCGACAACTTTGACGTTGACAGATACGACGTCGAATTCTTATACGGTAACCGTCACGTCGAATGTGCTAGATGGAAGTGGAAACGGACTCTCGAATGCTATTACGAGTCAATCACCTGGCGTCATATTATCAAAAGCATCATTGAACTTGCAGAATTGGTACAATCCTGACAATGTAACAGTAACCGGCGGATATGTTACTTCTTGGTCGGATTCAATGGGCAACTATAATTTAACCAACGTAGCTAGTGGTGGAACAGGTAATACAATGACAAAGACAGTAGCAAGTGGAACAACATCGAATGTTATCTACCAGTCCACTGTGTCTGCTACCGGAAACTATTCGTATCTTTATGGTAGTACTTTCTCTGAAACTATTTACTCAGTAATGTTTTGTTGCAATACGCTATTAACAAACGGTGGTTTTGATGAAATCTTTGGAGATCTAACTAAGGTGGGTAGTATTCGTTTCACGGCAAGTCCAAATGTTCCACGATCATTGAACAATGGCGATTTGAATTATGCTGGTTCGACCTTTATAAATGGAGTAAATGTTCAAGGTGCTATTAATTCCGCCCAATATCCATTAACTGTTCCTACCGGATACACAATTTATTGCTTTTACATTACTGGTTCAATGAGAACAGTAATAACCCAGCTTTGCATACTAGGAGATTATGCGTCGAACAATCGTTCATTTAATGGTTACGCAGGAGATTTCTTTGTTGGAAATGCAAGCTTCGGAACAACGGAACAGCAACTATTGGAGGGATATTTGGGGTACAAATACAAATGTCAATCGTTATTACCAACCAATCATCCTTACTATAGTGCCACGAATAATAACATCGTATTGTTAAGTTAAAAAATAAGTTATGTTATCCCGGGAATAACATAATTTTATGCGAAATATTTACTTTCGGCGGGTGTTGCGGTTCTTGCGGCAATATTTGCGCTGGGTGCCCTTGGTCATTTTGCAACTACGGCGAGCGCGCTTACACATTCGGCGAGTACGGCCCTTGCACGGTTTCTTCAACGAATACGACATTATATATATTTATACAAACATAAATATATGTAAGCTATTCTGGTTGATCAGACATCGTTCATTTTACCAAACCGATGCGATGCGATTCGTCTACAAATGCACCTTTCATAAACAACCGCAAAAATTCCCTACTTTTATCTAAATATTCCGAAGCATAGTGGAGGAATATTCTCTACACATAACACGGAACTGCGTCCAGATCCATTATTTTCACTTCTTTCACCGCCTTCTTCGCCAAGAATTGTTTGAAAAAGGGGAATCGCAATTGTTCTTGCGGAGTGTGCTTTTGACAGGTTTTCGCAATCATCTTGTATAATTTGAAATTGGGGTACCGTTCTTCGCCATTGCGTTTGTACAAAATGTTCTTGTCTTGATCGTTCGTGCACCACCTATACACCGTCTTTTGCAACTCACTGAACGAAGCGACCGTATCGGGATCATCATCATCAATGATAAAATCGTAGATGGAGCACCCTAAACGACTCAGATCGAACCCGTAATTGGGGTCTAGCCGCGGTTTGTCCTCGTTCAAATAGGGCTCGGTATTGTATTGGGTGGACGCGTCGCCCCCTGCCGAAAAACTGTCACTGCAAAACAGCTGTCCATTGAATTTATAAATACTACGTCCGAAATCGATGATTTTGAATACCCTTCCGTACGTAGGAACTTTGTAGACCTGTTTCTTGTATTTATAGAAAAGGAATTTTTGATCGGTCAATGAGAACATTATGTTGTTGGTATGGAGGTCATTGTGGGTAAAATGGAAGGCTTGTTGGTAGGCAATCAATGTCATAATGACTTGGAAGAGGGCACTCGCGGCTTCCTGATCGCTGATTTGTTTTTTGATGAAAAGTTCGTCGAACGTGCCGTCGCCCTTTTCTAGGCAGATGAGCTGTACCGGAAAATCCTTGATATAGGCGAACTGGTTGTTCTCGTCTTCTTCGTCGGCTATACTGGATTCGGTCTCCCAATCCTCTCCGTCGTCATCACTACTGGCACCTTCGTCCTCGTCGCTATTCTCTTTATTCTCGATATCGTCTTCCACTTCCGCCTCATCATCGCTAACGGATTCTTCGGAGGAAGAGGTGGACGAATGGTCGGATCCGCCTTTTCCGGAGATCTTGCCCTCTTTTTCGTAGACAATTTCGTCGATGTTCTCCAACGGCGTCTCTTCCTGATTATCATCTAAGCATTCGGTCAGGTTGAATGCCGTGATGTTATGGGCCTCCCCCGATATTTTCAACTTTATTTTGTTGGATCGAGAACCCATATTCGAGTATTCGTTACTTGTTAGATTCATCATAAAGGATTTGTTCACGTTCTCTAAAAAGTAATCGGAAGCCTGCAGGAATTCGAGATCGTCGGATACATTGACTTTGAAACATTTCTGCACCCCTAGAAAGGATCCGTAATAGTCGAGACAATGGTTGATACCGTGCTGGTGCATCAATTTGCTCGCCAGGAAACTGAAGAAATTGTCGACGTACGAGGCATTGTTGGGATCGCGCAATTTGGCAAGGTCACTTTCCTCATAAGAAGAGAACGGATTGGGGAGAACATCTAGACCCGTGTTTTTCTTGTATTTTCCCGTCATAAATCGGTAAGGATCGAGAAGGGGGGAATATTTGATAAATATGGGGTGTTCGATGGATTCTTCGGACGATGACAATGTGTTTCCCCCCTGGTAATGGTATTTATGGTTCAGAGCAATACTGTCGTAATTTTTTTCATTTAAGATGAAGAATTTGCTATAGATCGGGTTGTAGTTCTGGAGTTTTTCGATAGCAAAAGGATTGTATTCGAATTCTATGTCTTCCGGCGTATGTATGTAGGTTTCTTCTAAAGTTTTCCAATCAATCGGCTTGGTTTTGACATAATTAATTACAAATTTAGGGGGATCCATCTAAATGAAAATTGTATACGTGGTTTGCACATTTATTTTCTAATGAAAAAACGTACAGAAGTGTGCTAATTTTATATTTCATAAAATATATACATTACAGTCAATGACCTTGGAATTGAAAAAATTTGATATGCGATCCATTACGTTTAAACCGGATGAGAATAAAGGCCCTGTGGTGGTTCTCATTGGTCGCCGTGATACTGGTAAGACGTTTTTGGTTCGTGATCTCTTATTTTATCACCAGGATATTCCCATCGGCACCGTGATTTCGGGGACAGAAGCCGGTAATGGGTTCTATTCTGCTCACGTACCGAAATTGTTTATTCACGAAGAATACAATACGGTGTTGATTGAGAACATTTTACGTCGGCAAAAGACGGTCTTGAAACAGGTGAACAAGGAAATTGAGACATATAAGAAGAGCACGATTGATCCCCGCACCTTTGTTATTTTAGACGATTGTTTGTACGATCAGACGTGGACCCGCGATAAGATGATGCGGCTCCTCTTTATGAATGGACGTCATTGGAAGGTGATGCTCATCATCACGATGCAGTACCCCCTCGGTATCCCCCCAAATTTGCGTACAAACATTGATTATGTTTTCATTTTGAGAGAACCCTATTTGACAAATCGAAAGCGTATCTGGGAAAATTACGCTTCGATGTTTCCTACGTTTGAAAGCTTCTGTGCAGTTATGGACCAAACAACAGAGAACTTCGAGTGTTTGGTTATTAATAATAATTCCCATTCGAACAAACTCAATGATCAAATTTTCTGGTACAAGGCGCAAGACCACCCTGCTTTCAAATTAGGATCCAAAGAATTCTGGGAAATATCAAAAGGCATGGCAGACGACTCTGAAGATGAAGCATATGATCCGAGTAAAGGTAAGAAACGACAAGGACAAACGATCAATGTCAAGAAGACAAAGTGGTAAACAGTGTTTTTTATTTTCTAGAAAAATGAATATAAAGAAAGGTCGTCTATTACGTTAAGACACCCTCTTAATATGGACATTGTGAAGGCGTTTACTACTAATGGTTTGCATACTGATATTATTATTAAGGGAAATATTGATGACCCGTTATTTAGAGCTAGTGATATTGGTGAAATTTTAGAAATGGGTAATATAAGATCTACATTACAAAATTTTGATAATACTGAAAAGGTAGTCCATAGTATGGACACCCATGGGGGAAAACAACAGGTAACATTTTTAACTGAAAAGGGGTTATACAAAATTTTATTTAAATCTAGAAAACCTATAGCCGAACAGTTTCAAAATTGGGTATGTGATGTAATTAAAGAAATAAGAACAAAAGGAAAATATGATTTAGAAGAGAAAAATAAAAAAATAGAAGATGAAAAAAAAGAGTTGGAAAATAAATTGATTGAGATTGAAGAAGAAAATAAATTATTGCAAATCAGAGAAACAATTCCTATCATTTATATTTACAACACTACTCCATTAGCAGAAAACCCGATATTAAAAATAGGTTACACAACGAAAAATATTCAGGAACGAATTAAACCATATATTACTCCTAATGGAAAAGGTAAATTAGAATTTACAATTGAAGTTCCTGATAACAATGTAAATAATTTTGAAAAATTTATTCATGGCGTATTTTCAAGATATCTTATAAGAAGTGAGGTTTTTCAAATTGGGGTAGAAGAAGCAAAAATGATTGTTTATCGAATTGTGAATACATTAACTCTTATGAATTTGTCAAATGATGATGAACGTAAATTAAAAATATCAAAATTGCATAATTATGAATTGGAAATTATCGAAAATAAGCCAAGAGAAGTAAAAATAATTAGGGATATGTCGACACAAACCGATTTTAATGAAAATGTTTTTGTTCCAATAAATAATAATGAAAAAAATGAACTTACTAAAAAATTCGATAAATTTATTGAAGAACATTGTATCGTTCGTGATGATGTCGAAGTTTCAACTACAGATATTATTGGTCAATATAGGATTCTTGCAAAATCAACTTCCAAAGAAGTTTATAGTTCATTGAAAGATTACTTAGATAAACGTTTTAAACAATATAGATTAAAAATCCAAGATAAAAATCAAGTAGTCAATGGGTATGCTGGAGTAATATTGAAAGAAATAAGATATGAAAAATTAGAAATATTAAGCAACCCTCAAAATTTTATCTTCCACTCCTGCAATTTTTCTCCAAGTGGCAAAGTACTATGCTCTGACTTATATAAAGAGTATAAAAAATGGAAGGAACAATTAAAAATTCCAATATTAGATAATGATGAGGACGAATTAAAAGAATACCTAAAAAAAACAAACTATGTATTACTTACTGTATTATGGGCAAATAATGGAAATGGATATGGATATTATGGTATGAGTTTGAAAAAGGATACAGAAAGGCATCGTTATACTTCTTCTACTGGAAAAAAAGTTGAAAAGCGTTCCAAAAATGGTGACTTGTTGTTAGGTACTTGGGAAACGATCGCGAAAGCTGCTGAAGTTGAAAAAATGTGTGCAGCAAAAATGAGTCGTAGTATTAAAAATAAAGTATTATTTAATGACGATTATTACTATTGCACATAATTAAACAGACCGAAAAGAAGACAAAGTGGTAATATTCCAGATAAAAAATTGAAAAGATATAATTCTATTGTTAGACTCTTAAACAACTATGGACATCGTGAAACAATTTACTACGAATAAGGCGCATACCAATGTCATCGTTCGAGAAACGACGGACGGATTGCTATTTCGAGCAAGTGACATTGGTAAGGCATTAGAAATGGAAAATATAACAACCTTACTACACAACTTGGAATATAGTGAAAAGCAGGAAACATTCTTGACCGAAAAAGGGGTATACAAAATAATAGTTGAATCGCAAAGTCCCGTAGCAGAACAACTGCGCATTTGGGTATCGGACACAATTAACGACATACGAGTAAAGGGAAAAAAAGAAACAATTCCTTCGTTTTATCTGTATAATTGATTACACCAACAGATATTGACTCATTCTTAGATCTGTCGATTTTATTCCATCATAAACCCCCATCCCTCGAAACAGTGGATGTTGCGTGGATGGAACCGTTCCTGAATGAGTTCTTCATGCAAGGCACATCGTGATTCTTTCATAGCTAAATAATCCAAGACAAAGATTCTGGGATTAATGGACAATACACTCCAGTTGATTTTGTCGGGATGTTTTTCCAAGAGAGCCATCGCGGCCGGATTTCTGGACAACTCCAACCAGTTGATTTTGTCGATGTTTTTTTCCAAGAGAGCCATCGCTGCCGGATTGCCGGACAACTCCAACCAGTCGATTTTGTCAATATTCTTTTCCAAGAGAGGCATCGCTGCCGGATTGCCGGACAACCTACTCCAGTCGACTTTGTCGGGATGTTGTTCCAAGAGAGGCATTGCTGCTTGATTTCTGGAGAACCTAGTCCAATCGATTTTGTCGCGATGTTGTTTCAAGAGAGGCATCGCTGCCGGATTAAAGGACAACTTACTCCAGTTCAACTTTTCTTTGTCAATCCAGTTAAGTAATTTGTACATAGTTTTGTTGGATTCAAACCGCATTGAATTAAAAAACCCAAATCAATTTTATTTGTACTATTTTTCTTTTCGGTTGGTATAATTATGTTAATGATAAAATTAACATAATAGGTGTATAGTAAATGTGCGATGCACATTTTATGAATCTGTGGAATAAAGCATAGTGTTATGGTATCTAGTTTTATTTTTTATATTATTATGATTATATCTTTACCTTACAATTAAAATTTGTTATTGTAAGTGATAAGGATTGTAGTACTTTCGATGATTATATATTTATGATAAGTAGATTAACACTTTTGATGAAGTCTATATTTGTGGGCGAAATTGGTCAATGTCCAGTAGATACGTTGAGATTCGTAAAACTCTAAAAAAAATGTGTTCTTGACCGATTCCGATAATTGTTGGTTACGGAAGATGGTATCGTAGTAGTCGAACTTGGTTCTAGCATTGAAATCAATGGGGGATTGGACGAACATATCAAAATACATTGATAAAATGAGTTTCGAAAATGGGTCATAAAAATCGAGGTCGTGATCTAATAAGTGATTACGTGCAGAAATGATTGCAACGATATCACAAAAGGTCTTCATCTATATTTCGGCTATGTGAAATAGACTACTTATTGGTATAACCCGTAAAAGTTTTATATCAATTATTTGAAATATCTATCTCTAATCCTTCTTATCCTTGTCCGAGACCTCTACCGTAATGTCTGCATCAGAAACAGACTCTTTCATAGCGTTTTTCAACAAGGTCTCGTTGTGTAGCTTGACCCCCTCCTCGTCCGCCACTTCGCGATCCTCAAAGTCCACTGTCTCTTTCACACCAATCAAGTTTCCCTCGTCATCAATGGTCTGAGTCAATACATTTCCACTCTTTCTGGCCAATTTGACGTTCTCCTCAATCGCCTTGCGCTTGGTCTCGAGAACCCGCTTGTCGAATTCTTGCTTCGCAAACGTCTCGTTCTTGATCTTCTCCTGATGCAACTGGTTCAATTCCTCCTCCAAAAATTGGACATTTCCGGTCTTGTATGCATCGGGATCCCACGGAACCCAGATGCCGATAGGTCCGACGAAAATATCGTGGTTCGGGTCCTGCTTACGCAGTGCGACGCACTTGTTTTGCGCCTCTTCTTGTGTAGCAAACACGCCCCGGATCTTGAGACCTCGGGTCGACGTCTGGAAAGCGTGCTCACGATTGAACTGCTCATTGAGCTTCTCTTCATTCTTGTCCAGGAAGTTTTTGTAGTCATCGTCCATCGTCGATTTCCTCAACTTGTCCTCTTCTTCTTTAGTAAAATCTTTGAAATCGGCGACCACGTCATCGACCTTTAGGTTGTATTTGTAAGAGATGAAATGGATAAAATCGTTGTACCGATCCATAGATTTAGAGAAATCCCATTGCTGGATAAACTTGTCAAAAAGAAAGGTTTCGCGCTTCTTCAAGATCTTCTCTGGACTGACGAAGGACATACAACAGAACTTTTGGCCGGCAATGGCGGGGTCTTCATCGCATAGATCAATATATTTAGGATTAGTTTTCCCATTCGGGAGAGTCTTTTTCTCAAAGGTTCCGGGTTTTGCCATCTTTAGTACAATTCTAGGTAATGTACTATTTAAGTGATTTCTGTATCATAATATATTCCATTATATTATATAATAAAAAACAGAAATGGCTGCTACGTTCGATTTTAATGAGCTCGTGAAGCGCGCAATCAAATACATCATCGAAGGTCTTGCTGTTGCATTGGTGGCCTTGTTGATCCCCCGCAAGCAATTGAATGTTGAGGAGATTGTTATCATCGCCTTGACTGCCGCTGCGGTGTTCTCCATCTTGGATGTGTTTATCCCCAGTGCTGGTGTTACCAGCCGCCAAGGTTTGGGCGCAGTGGTTGGCGCCAACTTAGTCGGTGGACTTCGTTTAGCCGCTTAAGTCCGATACTTTAGGTAATTAGCGTAGAAATATCGAAAATATTATGTAAGTTCTCTTATATAATATTAATGAACACTCGGCTACCCACAATAGAGGAATGGATCGATTTCAAGGAAACTATGGTGCAACTTCGACTCCAGAATGACAATTACAAGATCCAATTGGAAAAATATACGAACAATGAACGGCACAAACGCTATTACGAATTGAACAAAGATCGGGTCAAAGAGAACGCAAAGATGTATCTGAATCGCCTGAAGACGGAGAATCCGGACAAGTTGAAGGAATACCGCCACCGGGCCTATTTGAAGCGCAAAGATGGTAATGGATCGAGAATTACGGGTTCTCAAGAGGGGGATAACGTAGGGGCAAAAGATTCTTGAGAGATTGGATGAATTCGCTTATTTGGTAGGGGGTTTTGTCCAATGACTTCATATGTTCGTGCGCGTTTTTCAAACAAACGGGGTTCTCTAACAATTTGTTAATATCACTAGGATTCTCATAATAGAGCGGATAATCCCCCCCTAAAACCTCGACAACTGCAGGATGCAGGTTTACGAAGACCGGGGTATTTCGCACCACACATTCAATCAATGTATTGATGGCGGACCCATCTACCAAATTCAAAAACACCACATTATTAGTTAATAATTCGTCATACGCCTTATTATCTACTGCATCTATCACGTCCATTCTTTTAATAATATCATCTAAATACTCGACCATATGTTTCAACCAATTGTTCTGCAGATTGGTCTGGGAGCAGAACTTTTCCCCGCATTCTGTGTTTGTTTCTATCATCGTTAGTGCTTTTAATAATTTGCTGCAGAACTGGTCATACGGATAATAATTATACATACATTTTCCCTTCAGTGCGACTTTTCGTATTCTATGTTCGACGGGTTGGCGTTCGCGCTTTAATATTTCGCGAAGATTCAAGAAACAGCCTTTTCGGGGTAAATCGACCAGTTCATTCTTTTTCACTAGGAATCTAGGATGCAATTCTAATCGATAGAATGAGAAAATGTTACGTAACCATCCCCCAATATGTATGAGTTTCTTGTCGGGGTTGTCTAGAAATGCCTGCATATCAAACCGGGGGACATTTGTCTCGGTCGGATGGGCTAGATAATAGATAGGACACTGATCCAAGCCTCGTTCTCTAAATTCGTTTTCAAATTGATACTTCAATGTCTTGGAGAGAACGATGAGACCTTTGCACATTGGCAGGCTTTCCAAAAATTCAGGGCAATCTAACAGGGTTTTGTTGTTATATTCGCTGAACGTTTCGTCAAACGTATGATGGATGAACCCGATCCAGGGGGTTCGGTACGGAATGACCCCGATTTGCTTGTAAATCTCGCGTTTCCAATGGAAGGTGCGGTCCACATATAAATCCAAGAGAACGGGGGCATTCGTATTGTTGAGATGCTTGATATTCTCGAATACGTGGGCCCAACCGGATCGATGGGCGCCCGAACGGTCGTTTTGGTCAATGTACCCAATGTTGAAGATCCCTTGGGGGCTATCGGGAATACTTATCGCACCCTTTTCGGTCGCATTGTAGTTCTTGAGAACCCATTTCCATTCGCTCTCGTAGTGGTAGGAAGGCGAGAACATTTTCTCCATCAAGCCGTGGTGGTACGGCGAATCGATCTGTCCGGTCAAAAAATAGCTTACAACACATACCGCCACGTTTTTGAGGGTAGGATCGGTGATTGCGCGGAAATCGGAATAATGGTGTTCAATAGCCAATAGTTGCAGTTTGCTCGCGATCATTTCGATCCGCTCTTTTTCGGTACCACTTATTTTTTTATCGTACAAAGGGTTTGTGGAGAACTTCATAGAATGAGTAATGGGGGAAATATAACTATCATATAGGTCGGTTGCCGGCTGGGGTGGCGGAATTACATCGTTGTGATCACTATTCATACCTTTTGTATTTATTATATTCGGAGGAGAAAACAAAATTTCGCGAAGGTTCTCTCCTTGTTCCAAATAGTGTTGTTTAAAATGATCGACGGCATTCTTTAATAAAATTTTCCCTTTGGTATGGTGGCGAACACATTCTAAAAAGGTCGTCATCATCTGTTTTGCATTGAATCCGGTCGGCAAATCCTTTTCGTTCTTTTCAAAGACGTATTCGTAGGTCCATCCAATGTCGAGCAAAATGTTCCGGATTTTCTTCGTTGTGTAGATGGGAATCATTGGTATAGCTGCGTGAATGCTAAATAATGTGCCGTGAAACCGCATCGGTATCGACATATAAAAGAAGGGGTAAAGGGAGAGGGTTTCGGATACGGTAAGTTCGTAGTTAATGTTGAGAATGTTCGCGTGATTCTTGATATGTTTCAGTACGTCAATGTGAATCAAAATGTCGTTTTCGTTGTTGGTATCGTCTTCCATACCCATCGGTGTAGGTTTGGTGTTGAATGGGATGAGAATGATGTAATACCCCTTTTTCGTCAGATCTTCCAGGAATCGCGCAAGTTCTCGAACAATGGTATCGTAATTCTGCTTGTACGGGGGATTTTTGTTGTGGATGTGCCGACACAGATTCACGTTGATGATCTTCTTGGTTTTATGGAGACTGTACAATGCGCTATACAATTTCTTGTACATATCGTTGTTGGACGGTACCGATTTTGGTGCGGAAAATGTCGTGAAATAAGAGGGGGGCTTGGGAATCGTGCATACGTCGGGTAAAAAACAGGAGGCGTCGGGCAGATAAGACAGCCGTTTTGCGTCGAAGAACTGGGAGAACAGGGGGATGTCTTGTTTGGTTCGTAGGTAAATGTGGTCGAATATGTCGAGCTTTTTGAGGTTCTCGGGATCAAGGAAGATGGAGTTGTAGGGGATTCCGACCGAGAAGGCGACAATGGTTGGTTTGTCCGATTTATTGGGGAACTTTTTATTGATTTTATCTAGGAAATAATTGTTGAGGACATCCCCGCCACCTAACAATACGACGGTATCCGGGAGAACCTTGTACTCTGCGAGTTTGTCACAATCGACGAATACGACGGATTTGGGACGCGTATTGGGTAGATGGGTCAAAATATGTTTTATAGAGAGCTTGTATTGTTCATCCCCTAAATTGCAATGGTTGTAATAGCCCACGACGAGAACATTCATACTATTATTATATATGATATAATAATAATAGTATTAAAAATATTTCTGTAAACGCTATTTATCTATATCTTTTCTGCAAGGATTTGCTCCTCACACATCAGAATCTAACATTTCCTATGTGCTTCTCCGGGAATTCTTTACACTTGATAATCTATATGATCGAGAGTTTTACCCCAAAGTATTAGGTATTAGTTTTCCATTTATTTCGTCTGGTATTTCCCCAACTCTCCCACCTCCTGTTCTAGATTCTATAATTATTGATATGATACTACTCGAGTTACTCATAATTGATGATAAATTGTAATAATCATTAACTTCAATATCTTTATCTAGAGATTTAAACGTACTTAAATAAAAATTTATTGTGGTTAATAAAGTTAATATATAACTTAATTCATCTTCAGTTTTAATTTCATTTATCTCTATAAATGTATTTAGTTTAAATAATAGAAGTATTCCGTAAGAATATAAATCAATTCTCTTTAATAATTTCTCTTTTGCTAAGTCATATTCTGTACCTAGAACTTCCTTTGAAAGTTTAAAGAACCCTTCCAAAGTATATTTATCCCAATTATAAATTGGTTTTCCAAATCTAAGAATCTTATCTTTACCGAGGTACTCGTAAGAGTAAAATGTTTTTTCTAAAAATATTAAATGATCATACAGTCTATCTCTTAATCTTTTTTCATTTATATTGACTTCAATATAATTATAGATTAAATCAAAAGTATTTTTTATAATATATTTTAAAGTATCAATGCAAAGTTGATTTAAATCTTCGTTTAATTGAAATTGATGATAAAATAAATCGTTGGTCATATTAAAATCTAAATGTTTCAGATAATCAATTCGGTGTTTTTTTACGCTTTCTATGTGTTCTTCAGTTGGGAATATTATCTCCGAATTAGCATTTATTATTCCAATAATTTTTTTTGATGTTATAAGTAATATGGATGCACCTTTAATTTCTGTATCACGACTTTTTAAACCATCTATTAATTCTGAATATTGAATAAACTCAATTTTACCGTCGGAATTAATGTATTTTAAAGTCATATTATATAACGAAGTAATATCTAATTCTTTAAAACTTTTCCCCACTTCGTTACCTCTATTATAATATTCACCAATATATTCGTACTTTCCGTCTTTATAAGACATTCTTCCGGTTATTACATTTTCCATTAGAAAGTCTTCTAAAATTCTATCATAAGTTGTACCGTAGCCATTATTTATTAATTCAAATATTAATGATGGTTGATTACCATTTAATGTCATGGATTTAATAAAAAAACTTATTTCATCTGGAACATTTACATTAAAAAAATACGTATACACCGTTATTGTTGGCCATATATAGTATCGAAAAGAAATCGGCATTTTATCATAATAATACCTTTCTGCGATATGCTCAACACTCGCCATATCAATTATTCTGAAACCAGTATCACCAGCTTCATCTCTACTGAATTCAACACAATTTCCTAATTTTATATCTCCGTGATTAAATCCATTTATATGTAATAATTGTAGACCTGATAATATATTTTGAGTTTTATTAACAAAACTTTTCAAACCTTCTATACTCCTACCAACATATACGTTTACCAAATCTTGATTTCCTTTTGGATAAGTAACTTGACTCACAATACTATAATATTTTAAATTACTATTATACATATACATAAGTCTCTGTCTATCCTCTTCTTTATTTTTGAGCAGTTCACTTTCAAATGATTTCTTATCAATGATACATTTTTGCAATGGTAATACTGCGTATTTCTTCAATTCATTTAGTTTTGAAGTATCAAACCCGTAACCTTTTAATCTTTCCAAAACCCCAAATTCCTTTTCAGCATCTTCTTCACTAATAAAAAGTTTAGAAACCTGTGATTCTAATTCGGTGATTTCTCCATTAGTCTTACTATGTCCATCCTCCTGTATTTTACATTTTAACCTTGGATTCCCTATAACCACACCATATTTACCTTTACCCAAAACAATTCCTCCTTTCATACTGAACCGTCTTTGTATTCTCCTGGTCTTCCTATTTATCCTGAGTCTGTTATTTTTTCGACGAATGGTTCTCTGTTTACCATTTCGACCATTTTTTTTAGTGGTACCAATCGTTTTTTTCTTATTCATATTATATTATATACACACATTTTTATCGGACCCTGTATTAAATGCTCGGAATATACAACCACCCCAAGGTATTACATACCTGTTGCCATATTTGGTCTTGTGCCCGCTGTTTTTCCAGATCCTTGAGGAGCGGTATATAGGGCAAATACTGAGTCTGGTCCAAGAGCACACATAGCTGATACAATGTATACGTATAATTGAAAAAATTGGTGCGGTTGGCCGGACAATGCATCGCCCACGGCTTCTGAATTTCGATAAAAAGTACACACAAGGTTTCGTGCAATTCCTCATTCATAATCGGCGGTTTGATCCCAAAGAGCGAATTGATGTACTGGATGTGTTCAAAATACTTGTTGAAGCCCAATTTCCTCAAAATATCGCGCATCTTATCGTAATTGATCTGGGACATATCCTCGATACGCTCTTTCTTGATTCGGGCTCGGATCGCCCCGATCACCTCTTCCGGGATCTGGGTCGTCTCCTTGGCCTGGAATTGCGACAGGATCTCCTTGAAATGGTTGAGACGGATGTAGGCCGTATAGGACACCTCGTTCGGTGGCTCTTTGTTCGTGGGTTTGCTGCTATCAATGATGTAGGTGATGAACTTACTGCAATCCTTGTTGTTGCATATGAGAATGCCCTCTTCGTCCTGGGGGATCATCTCACCACGCCTGCAGAACTCGCAGACGTCCGAGGCCTGGATGAAATCATGGATCGTACCGATCTCGCCATTGACATTGCGCCAATATTGCTTGTAGAGTTTCTTCGACTGATCGTATTTCTCGGACTGGGGATTCGTGGTATCCTTGTTTTCAGAACCGGCCGCCGCCTTTATTTTGAAAAAGGAATTGATGGCATTGGACGAAGGGTTCGGAACCAGGCTGTTGCTGCTGCTCGATATCTGCTGTTTCTGTTCGAAATAGTGGAAAATGAATTTGGAGTTGGCGAGTAGATATTGTTTTTTCTCCTTCTTTAGAGAACGTATCCTCTGCTTGATTTGGTGGATTTTGTCGCAAATGTCCATATATTCGTCGATCTGATGATCTTTCAGGGCGGATATCTGGGCCTTTAAAGCCGATTTTTCGAGGAGAAGGGCGGGTATGGTGGTCGATTCTGTGAGTTGGAAATATGCGAGCATTTCACTGTGCTTTAGGTCGATGGTGGTATGCAACTCTTTCTGTGCATTTTTTTGGCTATTGGACATATTTTTTGTTTAGATGGGTTTATGATTTGTAATAGTTGCGTCGGTGTTTTTATATGTTTTTTATGGATTTTGTTGTTTTAATTTATGATTATATTATAATAGTAATTGTAAAAATGAGTACTCGAACTAGACAAACTGCCCAACCTCGAACATCAGCCAGAATAACCCAAAAAACGAGAAGATCTGCTAGTAGAAGTAAATCAGCAAAACAGGCAAGAACCACGTCTTCAAAGGTAGCGGTTCCTTCTAGTAAAAGTGTTTTAAAGATAAAACCTGCTACAGCTGCTAGACCTTCCGCCAAGAATAAAACGATGTCTAGTCGAAGAGTATCTGTAAAACAAGAGGCAATAGCAAAATCGTCTTCGAAAACTCGTAGCAAAAGGGTCGAAACAAGTAGTAAACGGCAAAAGGAACAACGTGCCGATATTATTCAAAAGAAAAGAATGCCTACTATCGCTGAAGAAGAAGAAGATCCTAACGTGGCACCTAGAATTCCTATAGAATCAGCGGACGTCTTAATGCAAATATTCGGAAAGATTCCTGCTGATTTCGGTGAATTAGCGAGAGATTTAACAGAAATACAACCCCCACAAACACAAGGAACCAATGCTTACCGATTATCAAAATATATTGTCAATAAAGGGAAAAAATCGAAATACTATGATCGGGCAATGTTTTTCAAGAATCTATACGACAGCAATAAATGTTATATATGTGGACTTACCATAGAAAAAGGGAACAAACAGGAAGAATTGGAACACGTTTTACCAATTGGCGAAGCGCTAGCCCTTACCGGTATTATACAGGAAAATAAGAAAGATTTTGAAAAAAAAATTGAGGAAATTGCTGATCATCCTATTTCATATATGTACTTATTGGAGTATGCGCGCTCCCATACTTGTTGCAATCAAGCAAAGGGTCGTCATTCGTTCTTAAAATTCAACGGTTCACCACCATTCAAACAACCATATTCCATTGATCAAGTCGCTATCAAAACAATATTAAAGAAGATTTGGATAAACGCTGGACACGGAGGGGATTTCCAACAATTTGACTACGCTTGCGCTAGTAAGAATTTTGTAAAGGATGTGGGAAGAATACCTATGGACAAGTTTATCGAATCGCGTAAAGAAGTTATTGTTCGCGATTTTATGACACCGATACATAAAAACATCGAAGAATTCATTGGTGCGAACGGTGCAAAATTTGCCCAGTTGGTGTATTTAGCGAACCAAGCTGTGTCTGTGGATGAAAAGGTATGGAAATCGCTTGGAACCCGCTGGACAGGAGATATAATTCCGTACAACAAAATGTTTTTTAACGTTGTTGAAAATGTGGTGAATGATAGTTACAAAGGTACTAGGGAAGTAGTTGCGGACCAATTATTTAAATTATCACAGTCGAATTCTGAATTCAATAAGATATTAAATAGTTATTACAATAGTAAGAAATCAGAAGGCCGCGTGTCGAGGGTACTGGATTTTAAGGTGTTCAAGACGTTTATTGATGTTGATTTTATACTTTTTAAAGAATTGCATCAAAAATACTTGGCGTCTCGAACCAGCGAATTTGAAATATATTACGGTAGTGAATCGCTTTTTGGTATTGAATATTTCTATTATTTGTTGACGGCACAGGACGCAAAATTCAAGTTTTTTGAATCGATGGAGGACAGTATGGTAAAAATGTTGCGAAATATAAATTTGTATTCAATTATGTATATGATGTTGTTTATTATCTATTATGATCCACTTTCTAAAGGATTGCCCTCGTCGGTCGAAGGATTAAATAACGAAATTATCCTGAAGATCAATGAATACGGGATCGTCAATTATGATATGATACAGGATAATTTTATTACTTCGGTGTTTCAAGATTTCAATTACGTAGTGAAGCCAACCGGGACAAGTTACTATTTGAATATTCAACAAATGATGAATTTTACAAGTCATATTGCAATGACTCCTACCGAGATGGAAGTGGCTAATATATTGATTGGATTGAAGAAGAAAGCCAAGGAGGAATACGGTGATATAGGTGATTCCTTATAAAATAATCCACCAATAATATAACTATGCAAAAAATACAAGCCTACGTCATATCCATCATCACGATGCTCGCGGTTCTCTACATTCCCAATGCGACCACGATGCAATCCGTCAATTCGGCCTGGTATACTTGCATACGGCCCACCATTACCCCACCCAAA